GAGCGGGAACGCCTCTGGATTCACGACATCATCTGCACCGAAAGGCGGCCAGCATGAGCCTGCAGGAGAGCCCAGAGACGTTTCTTTATGCCCGTCTGGCGGCAGATGCCACGGTGGCCGGCTACGTCGGCAGCCGCATCTTCCCGGTGCTGGCACCGATGGGAACGGCTATGCCGCTGGTGGTCTACCAACGCACCGGCGTGAGCCGTGAGCCGGCCCTGAACGGCCCGACCGGCAGCCCGATTATCAGCGTGCAACTGACGACCTACGGCACGTCGTACATCGACCTGAAGCAGATCGCCCGAGCGATTCGGCTTTCCGTGGACGGCTACACCGGCACCTACGGCAATTGCACGATTCAGAGGACAAACCTTACCAGCGAGGTCGACGGGGCCGAGATGCCGACCGACGACCAGATGCTTCCCTTCTACTACGTCCAGCAAAGCTTCGATTTTCGGGTAGCGGAGGCTGTATGAGCGACGATTTCGTCAAGATTGGGACGACGTTCGACACCGACGGTTTTGTGGCAGGAAAAGCCATTTCGGCGTTTCAGATTGCTCCTGCAGATTTGGTCAAGGCTTGTGCAGCAGCTGCCGAGCCGGGCCTGCGTGCCCTCCAAGCAAACGTCAGCAAGATTCGCCCTGTAACGGGACGCCTTGGGAGGTCTCCGCGAATCACTACGCGGCAGTACCAGCGCGGGGCCGTGGCGTGTGCTCTCGTCGGCTACGAAAAAGGGGTAGCGCCGCACGCCTACCTAATCGAGTACGGCATCCAAGCCAAAGGAAAACGGCGAGGAGTGGTCGGAAAGTTTCCCTTGGGCATGGCGTTTGTGTCCACCAAAACGTCAATGCAAGCCAGGTTGAAGCATCAGATTGAAACGCTGGCGGCCAAAGCAGTTTTGGACGGCATTCGCTAACTGCAAGGTATGCCCCATTGCCCCCTAGTTTCGGGTTACGGCACCGCCGTCCCCCGTACTAGGAGGCCTCCATGGCTGCAGATTCTCAAGGCACAAACTTCGTTTTCGCCGGTTCGACCTACACGGTTACGAACATCCAGATCAGCGGCAGCGTCAACGAGCTTGACGCCTCGCATCTTGGGCAAGCGTCCGGCAGCAAGCGACTTCTCCAAGCTGCGGCGCTGCAGGAATCGGATGAAATCACGGTGGACTACCTTGGCGCAACGCTGATCACGCGGGGCACCACTGGCACGCTGAACATCGGTTCTTCGGCCTATACCGGAACTGCTACCTGTTTTTCTTCAACCCTGACCTATGCCGTCGGTGAATTGGTCAAGGGCAACGCCACGTTCAAGGTCTCCTGATAAGGGGCCGGCATGGCTAAGACCAGCCAAGGAACGACTGCCACTTGGGGCACCACGACGTTTGCCGAAGTGGTCAACGTCAGCGTTGACGGCGTGCAGGCCGGCACGGTTGAGGTCGTGCCGAGGACTACGACTAGGGCAACCCGCTACAGCGTGACCGACATCGACTACGGCACGGTCACGCTGGTGGCCCGCGACGCCACGGGGATGGTGACCGGAAACGTCGGCACGACTGCATCGCTGTCGATTTCAGGGCCTTCTGCGTCGTGGTCGTTTCCTACGGCGATCTACGAACGGCTTAACTGGCAGGCCGCTACGGGCGAACTGCAGACGTATTCGGTAACTTTCAAAATCGGAGGATAGGGTGGCACTGACACGAGACGAGATTTTCGCGGCAGACGACAAGGGCCTAGTCAAGATCGCGGTGCCAGAGTGGGGCGGCGACGTGTGGCTGCGGGTCATGACGGTGGGAGAGCTTGATGCCTACACCAACGAAGCGAAGAAAAAGGGGGACGGCAGCTTTGACGACTTTCGCACCCGCTACTTAGTGAAATGTTTGGTTGACGAGTCTGGCGTACGTTTGTTTAACAACGGCGACGTTGAAAAGCTGGCCACGAAAAGCGCCAAGGTTATGAACCGCTTGTGGGAAGAGGCGCTCAAGCACAACAGCATTTCGGACGACGACGTGGAGGAAGAGGCAAAAAACTAAAGGCCAACCCAGACGAACTGTTTCGCCTGCGGTTGGCAGCCCACCTGAAGATGACTTTGAGGCAGTTGGCAGAGTTGATGGACGTTGCCGAGCTGCGAAAGTGGATGGCGTTTCACAGGTACTTTGATCCTCTTGGGCAGGAATACTTCCAGGCTTGCCTGATCGCTTCTGCCGTGGTTGCTCCTTACACGAAGGGATCGCCACCAGACCCGCGAAAGCTGATGCCTGTGATGCAGGCCCCAATGACCGCCAATGAGATTGAATCAGAATTGGCAAAACTGAAAAGGCCGAGCGATGGCAAAACTTGACCTAGCGTTTCAACTGTCGGCAAACGCCAACGGCATGAACGCTGGCATTGACAAGGCCAACGCACAGCTAAAGAGCGTTGGCGAAGCGTCGCAAAAATCGTCTGCGATGTTCCGTGACGCCGCCAAGATAACGCGGGAACTGCAAACACCGACCGAGGTCTACGCCAGCACCATTTCCAAGCTGGACAAGTACCTTGAGCGTGGGGCGCTTACGCAGGAAGTCTACAACCGTGCCGTTGCCAAGGCCGACGCCCAGCTGGCCGAAGCGGAGGGAACCGTTTCCAAGTTCCGCAACGGCCTGTCGGCCACTGAGAACGTGCTGAACCGGGTCACCGACGCTGCCCAAGGCGTCGGCGATTCGGTCAAGAGCATGGCCGAGGCCGGTATTTCGGTGATCGCGTTCGGCAAGGACGTCGCGTGGACCTATCTGCAGTGGAAAGTGTTTTCGGCAATCAAAAACCCGGCGACCATCGGCAAGTTTGCCATGTCGGCCCTCAAGGGTGCCATGGCGGCCAGGACGTTCATTCTCGCGGCCAAAGCCCTTGGGGTCGGTCTGGCACTTGGCGGCGGTGGCGTTGGGTTGTTTGCTGGCGCCTTAGTGGGCCTGACCAATCCACTGGTGGGCACCGGACTGCTGGCTCTCAACCTTGGCCGGCAATTTCTTGCCGCCAAGGACCAAGCCTACGAGACTGCCACGGCGATCGGCGGTCTGGCAGAAGAGGCTCAGCGTCTCGGCGTGACCGTCAACGCCCTCCAGATCGACAAGGCACTGGCTGCAGGCGTGGCCCGCGACGACATCGTCAAGCTGGGCGTGGCAATGTCGGAGGTCGACGTTGAGCACTTCGACAACCTGGCTGTGGCTTTGGACGAAGTGGACACCGCCGGCAAGCGTTCGGCCACGGTCTTTGAGTCGTTTGGCCGCACGCTGGCCGTGCCGTTCACCGGCGCGTTCGCGGCCATTAACTCCGGTTCTGCAGCCCTGACCAACGGGCTGACCGAGATCATGGCTGGCGTCAACGCTCTGGCGGCCCCGGTTGCCAGCCTGCTGCAGCCGTTTGGCACGATGCTCGGCACGGTCGCTGAGGGGGCCATGAAGCTGGTGGGCATCTTGGCACAAGGCGTGGGCGTCGTGCTGCGGCTGGCCGGTGCGGCGCTCAACACGTTCCTGTCGCCGTTCATCGTGGGTCTCTCAAATCTTGCCGACGCGATTCGGGGCGGGATGAATTCGGCGTTTGATTTTATCGCGGACAAGATCGATTACGTCCACCAAAAGCTGGACGGGTTTTACAAGATGATGGCAAAGGTGCCCGTGATCGGCAGGGCGTTTGCCGCCGGCAGTGGCACCGGTGCCGGCAGCGTTGCACCAGCAGCTGCGGCAGGGGCCAGTCCCGCTGCCGAAGGTTTTGACAAGGAAATGCAGGCAGCCGCCCGCCACCAAGACGCTTGGGAAAACGCTATCCAAGATTCGCTATTGAAGGCCGAGCGTGAATCGGAACAGCACCAGAACGCATGGGAGCAGGCTGTCCACAATTCGCTGCTGCAAGCTGAACGCGAGGCCGAGCAGCACCAAAACGCATGGGAAAACGCAGTCCATGCGTCAATGCTCAAGGCCGAGAAAGAACAGGAGCAAGCCGTCAAGAACGCGACAAAGTCCAACGAAGCCATGGACAAAGCGGCAGCAAGGGCATCCGATTTCAAAGGCGAGAACTTCAACCTTATCAACGGCAAGTCTTCCGACGCCCTTAAAGCCAACGACATCCGCAGCAGCGAGGGCATCAGCCAGTTCATGGCCTTGGCCACGGGCCGGGAAGACCCGGCCATTGTTGAGTACCGCAAACAGAACGCCACGCTTATGCAGCTGCTGGCCGAGCAGCGTGCCCAGCGTGTCGAGAACGCCACGATCCTCGGGGGGGCAGCAGCGTAATGGGAATCGTCAGCGTCACAGAACTGGCAGCGGTTTCCGGCGAACGCCAATTTGGCGAAGCGCCAAAGTTTTCCCGGCAGTGGGTGGTCGAGGTCAACGACCCGACGACCAGCCAGACCGACATCAGCAACGCCCCCGGCGTGGTGTTTCTCGACTCGCACCCCGAGGCGGGCTACAGCCGGGCCATGCAAGTCAGGGTTGAGAACTACAACGGATCCAAATGGCACTACTCGGTCTCGTGGACCTACGAGGTTCCCAAGGTTGAAAACACGAC